GGTAAGTGTTCATTTTACCAGCGTTTGGCCTGATTCCACGCCAGAGAAATTCTTAGGAGAGAATGAACAGTATAATAATATGATGTTACTTTATCAGATACAAGGTCGTTATGATGGGTATGGAAGGATACATATTGATGGAATAAAGCCACTTGATGTTTATGCCATGCTGTACGTTAAGAATTTTGCATCCTTAAAATTACCTGACGTATCGACAGAGGATGAGGCACGAGACATAGGATTGATGATTAATATGGGTAGTGTCTACCAAGACAAAGACGGAAACAACCATCACTTCCATTGGAACCCAAACAAAATGGGAGTGAAGTCTACACAATTCAATGGTGGATTTGATGTGGTACAAGAGCCTTCAGGCAAAACACCTAATGATTTAATTGAGAGTGGGGAATGGATTGAGAAGAAGATCGTTCCAGTCACACCCTTCCCACTAAAGATTACCTTAGAACCAGCAGATCATAATGGTCATGTCTATAGGTACGAATACCTAAACGCTAGTGAAGATTGTCCCAACCAAGGTTTCTTTTATTAGGAGAAAAATTATGACGATAGATGAAGCGTGTAAAATTGTAGGCTACAACGCATCAAAATATGCCACGAGAAACATGACCATAGCATTAAAGATGTGTCGATGGCGCAACACTGAGGAGGAGGAGTCTCGATTACAGGCTGGGCTTTTTCTTCTTAGAAGATGGAAGAAGTATCAACAAGCTTGTAATGAATACAGAGATAACAAATTTAGGAGAGCCGTATGAATGATGCAGATATATTTCCTTGGGTTGGTATCGAAAACATAATAGTAAAAAATATAGAAGAACTACGCACTGGAGCTTGGACTTTAGATGTAGTTGAAAACAACAAGACTATATGTAAAGCAAGCAACCCTGGCAGGGGAGGATGTAACGATTACTCTGCAAACAATCCCTCTCGGCTTAAAGAACTTCAAAAGTATTTTGATGGTCGGGTTGGGCAGGGCGAGGGGTTAGACTTGGTTCTTTCCTGCGCAGAAGAAGGTGACACACTAGATGTTGCTTTAGAAACACTAGAAGATTTCATGCACAATTTTATAAATAAAGGAGAATCACTATGAAGACTATGAAAGATTACAATGGAAATACTATAGAAGTTTATCAAGACAAAGATATAAAAGATATCAGTCATTATATTTCAGCGGCTGATCGTATGTGGCATAAAGAATGGGAGTTACAAGGGGAAAAAGATGAAGGGTCATGCTGTCTAGGTAAGGCTATTCAACTTTACTATATCCCTCCAAGAGCAAGAAACTACAAAAAGAAATCAATCATACAATCACCACCAACCCAGGGAAATATATCTGCATCTCAAAGTGTGCAACCTGCGCTTGACTTCCTAAAATCAATGGGTGTCGAGGCATTCTATTACGATGGTATATTGGATTAAAATATTAAACCAAACACAGGAGGACTACATGGATAAAGACTACGGAGATTTTAATTTAACTGCTGAAATAATTTATCAAGAAATAAAAGACACACCTAACCTCGAAAGGTTGAAAAATTTCTGGACAATAAATCATGCAAATACAGAAGATGATGGAGATCATTACCCTAGCAAGGAACAAACCTTAAACCTAAGAGGTTTAAAGAAAGCGTGTCCAGAATTGTATGCGGATATGACTAGGGCATTCCAAATCAAAGCTAAAGAATTTCCTAGAGAAAACAAAAATGATCTGTACCGGGAGGTTTCTAACCTTAAAGACCAAATAAAAATATTAGAGAATAAAATTAGCTCTTTAAAATATTAATCACTCAAAGAAAGGGAAAGAAAAATGCCTAACATAACAAGGAACTCTGTACTATTTGATGGTACTGAAGAAGAGATTAAATCTATTGGAGAGGTTTTATTGGATGATGGTAAAGTAACATTCAATAAAATTATTTCACAACCTAAAGATCTTTTCTTAGGAAACTTAGGTGATAAAGAAAGAGAAATACATGGAGAAAACAATTGGTATGATTGGAACTGTGAAAATTGGGGAACTAAATGGGATGCTTTTGAATCTTATGCTGAAGTATCAGAAGACAAAACAACTTTAGCAGTTGATTTTGAAACAGCCTGGGCAGCACCCATCCCGGTAGCAAAGAAACTCAAGGAACTATTTCCATCTGTAATAATTGATTGGACATATCATTGTGAGTTTGATGATCAACATCATGATTTATTTGAAGAAGATCTCGTATAAACCAACTAAAAGGAGAATGAAATGTCAGAAGCAAGCATACTTAGAAAAGAAATAAACAAACTAAAGAGATGCATAAGAGAAAAAAATAAAATCATATTAGATCTACAATCTGAAAAAGAAAGTAGTGATTACTACTGTAAGTTTCAACGAACATATGAATCATTAAAACATTTTAACTTAAATTAAAGGAGAGAGACTATGGGTTACACAAATTATTGGACACAGCATAAAGATATTTCACATAGGAGAGTATTATGAAAGGACTACAACCACTGTCATACATACTTGTTAAAACTTTAATTGGTGATGATGGATATTATAAAGTAGACAGACAAGACGGGGGACCCCCTGTTGGTTCATATAAAAAAAGAAAAAGATTAAAAGGCTTAGATCTTTTGCTTGATTTAGAAATAGCAAATATAGTGATATACGATTCTAAAAAGAAATATTTAGGTTTTATTTCCTGGAACAGTTGGAATGAGGGTGATGAAAGAGTAAATAATTACAGCATCTGGTTCGATGAACACTGGGGAGAGTTCGGAGCAACAGCAAAGTCTCCCTTCAAATCAATTGATGAATTGTGTAGTGACTGGAATTACAGATGGGAAGAACTTTAACAAAGGAGAGGGTTATGAAACAAGTAAAAATAAAATGTTTTAATTGTGGAGAGATTGATACAGAAGAAAAGTTTAAATGTTCAACAACTCCCACAACCGACAGTGATGATAGACTAGAAGATGAACCACAATTGATAGATGTAGAATGGAAATGCAGATGTGGATCGTTAGCATATAAAGTTTTAAGGGAGGAAGTATGACTTTATTATTAAGGTTAAGCGACAAAGATATGGCTAAAGCTACACAGGCAGGAGCCTTTCGCTCACAGCTTGCAAGGGCTTCTGGAGTGGGCAACCAAAAAATAGATCTTAATCGTTCTGATAGCGAGATAGATATTGACGGCATCAAATCAGAGATGGCAGTAGCAAAAGTATTTGAATTAGAATATGACCCGTTTCATTTTGGAGTAGACACAGGTGTTGATCTCTGGTCAGGAGACATATCCATTGATGTCAAATCAACGAGACATCATAATGGTCATCTTATTTTTAAAAATACTGATGCCTTCAAATCAAATGTAGCAATCTTATGTGTCGTAAAAGGCATTACTGTTAAAGTCTGTGGAGGTATCGAGAGAGTATTGTTTAAAAAGAATCATAAAAGAATAAAATTTAATTCTAATTACCCCTCATGCCCGGCTGTAACACAAGAAGAACTTCAACCAGTAGAAGATATATGGAGACTGATGATCAAATCTAAATTTGCTAGAGAAGGAACAGCTTTATATGATTATAAATCTTTTCCTTTTGTAGATAAGAAAGGATAAATAATGTGGATAATACCAAAGAATCTATCAGACATCTGTCCCTCTGTGCAGGATACGGAGGGATCGACCTTGGACTCAGAAGAGTTCTGCCAGAGTGCCGAACAGTCGCTTATGTGGAGATCGAAGCCTTCGCTATCCAAAACTTGGTTGACAAGATTGAAACGGAACAATTGGATACAGCACCTGTTCACACGAACCTTAAAACATTCCCGTTCAGAAAGTTTCGAGGATGCGTGGACATCATCTCTGGGGGATTCCCCTGCCAACCTTTCTCAAATGCTGGGACAAAGCAATCAACAGAAGACCCCCGGCATCTCTTCCCCTACATCCTCGAAGGAATCAGAGAGTGCCGACCCTCAGTTGTCTTTCTTGAGAATGTCGAAGGAATTATCTCAAGCAAAACAGGAGATGGAGAACCCGTTCTCAAGTATGTCCTTAGAAGCTTGGAAGAAGTGGGTTACCGAGCAACGGCAGGAGTATTCTCAGCGTCAGAAATTGGCGCACCTCACCAGAGAAAACGAGTCTTTATCATGGGCTACTCCCAACACGATGGATCACATGGCAGAAAGATCTCCAGAAGCAATGGAGAGACAGTTCGCAACACACAGGAAGGGAAGGAAACGCCCTTCCAACCTACGGGAGCAAGTCAACTGGCCGACCGCACGGACATCGGATGCGGAGGGAGGTCCAATCCAAACGGAACTATCGGATCAGGGATTCAGATCGAAGAGATACAAGTCGGATCAATGGTTCGGAGCCAAGCTCCGGGATGCAGTGGAGACTTACGAGAACTGGCCGACCCCAACAGTAATGGAGGCAGGAAAGATAGGAGGGAGAGCGAACTTCGGACAGAAGGGATTGAACAATCATCCTGCGATCAGAGGGGAGCCAGACAGAGAGAAACTACAGAAGGACAGAAAGGGAAAGACAAGACAATGGGCAACCCCAACATCCAGGGATTGGAAAGGAAGTTACAAACCAGAGTCAATGACCAGAAAGGATGGGAAGAGTCGGATGGATGCACTACCTCAGATGGCAGAGTACGATCCTACCAGTGGCCGTCAAGACCCAACGTACCCCAATACGAGTGGGAAGAACCCCGTGTCTTTGAAGCTAAATCCAAACTGGGTGGAGCAACTGATGGGTCTGCCAGTAGGGTGGACTCAAATCAAAACAGAACAGACAGATTGAGATTGCTTGGTAATGGTGTTGTGCCAAGTGTAGCTGAGAAAGCCTTCAAGGTTTTATTTAAAAAACTAAATCATTAGGAGAAAAGATATGAGTGATTTATTTTCTGTAAATCAAAGCGAAGAACTAGAGCAAGCAGTACGTGATGCTTTGGATCAAGTGGAAAAAAAGTTTGGTGTTACATTTAATTTTAAGAAGAAGAGAAGAGTTAAGAGTAAAACTTTTACATTAAATATAGAGGCTGTTAAATCTACCAATGAATGTAATGTGGATTATCTGTCCAAAGATTATGTAGATCACTGCGAAAATTTTAACTTGAAAAGATCTTGGCTTTGGAAAGAGTTTATATTAGATGACAAATTCTACAAGATAATTGGGTTGATTAAAAACAATAAGGAGAATCCGTTGGTTGTTTTAACTGAAGACAATGAAAGGAATAAGATGCCACATACATATGCCATTGAATACTTCTTAGCAAACCCGGTTAAACCTAACCTCACTGTTATTTGCAGCAATAATTAAGGAAAGATCATGACATATTTATCAATTATAAATTTATTTATTGCTTTTTTTATATGCCTTTCTCCAGCTATCATTCCTTTGATTGCACTAAGAAAAAAAATACATCTATATCCCACAGGAATGGCCGTTTGCTGGACTATGTTTGTAATAATATTGTTCTTTACTTTCTTCCTGTAAAATATATCTCTAGCGTAAGACCATTGTTACTAAACACTAAAGGCTCCTTTTATAGGAGCCTTATCTTTACCAAACTATAACGTCATAAGATAGTACAAACTCAGTACCATATTTTTATACATATGTCAATACTACAAGATCATTTATGATTAGAGTTATAGAAATATTTTAATTCTATAACTCTTTATAACAACAGAAGCGTCAATGAAATTGCTGTTGTATATTTTCTTTGCCAAGTCTAAAGGATCTATATCTAATTCAGACCAGAATATTTTCTCACCTATGTTGTGCTGTTTAGTATGATGTTCCCGGCACAAAGGTAGAACCCTGTCATCAGGAGGTTTTATACCTGTGCCATTGAAACCTATTCTTATATGAGCAGCATCACAAGGGGATTTAAAACACACAACACAAGGGAGCTTCCTGATTACTTTTAACCAAGAAGCATCCCTTAGTGGTTTGTTTTTTAAGAGAATTTTTCTATTCCAATTACTTCATAGACTTCATTAAGCAAAACATTCTTCTCCATCCCCGGCCACAATCCTTTAGGGCTAATGATAAAGTCTATAGCTCTATCAAGGAAAGCATTAAAGCTTTCTTGATCGCTCATCTTAAATGAAATGCTTTTTGGAAACTTTATTACCTCACCATCTTTCATCATAAAGGATTGGACATGACCGCTTTTTAATTTAATATAATTAGAAAGATCCTCACTAGACTCAAACATATCTTGATTTTCAAGAACAAGATTTATCAAACCCCAATACATTCTATGTTGAGTAATACTTCTCTTGTTTCTTTTCTTTACACTTAGGATAGTATCAATTTCCATATCATTTATTAATGATTGATCTTCAGAATCAAGGGCTGAAACAATCTTAATTGTTTTATTGTTAACCTCTAACTCTATTACCTTTCCAAAAATTTCTTTAGACATCGTTCCACCAAACCTCCTTTATTGGGGTTGATTTTTTCTTCGGGATATCTACAGGTGGTATATCAAAATTAAAATCTCTATAAACCCCAGTAGATTTTTCGTAACTCAATACACTCATTCCAATTTTGCCAACCCATTTAAATCTACACTTCCATACATGGATCTCAGTGCTACCTTCAGTGTCAGGAACCCTATGTACAGACACACCAATATCTGCCTTCGCAAACCATGCTGCACTACCACTTATATCATACCCTTTAGGTACAGGGAAGTTGCCACCCTCTCGCATCATCTTGGCAGGGTGTGCCACAAACCAGACATGAATTTGATTTGCCTTTGCAAACAACCTAACCTGAGTAAGCATATGAGATATTGCATCTGTCTCTGTAGATTCCCTTGATATCTGTATGAAATTATAAGGATCTATTACAAGACCCCTACATCCATACTTTAGTATGGCAGCTTTTGTTCTCTCTAGAATGGATGTTATTGTGGATGGCTCCCCATCATTCTGATCTACAAAAAGAAAATGATCTTTAACCCATAACCTTGCTTCATTCATCTCTTCCTTACTCATCTTTGTTGTAGGCCCATCAAAGAAAGGTTTTCTAGATCTCTTCTCCATCAGCTTAACAATATGAGTAGGGGGATCATTCTCAAAAGAACAGATAGCAAACTTCCAATCAGATTGCTCTGCAAGATTCACCATTAACTGATCAACAAACTCTGACTTACCACTACTAGGGTGTCCAGTTACTATACTGAGTTGACCAGGTGCTATAGTAAAGAGATCGTCAACCTGCTCAAAACCAGTAGACTCTCCTTGTGCAGTACCGTTTTTGTATAGATCATCTATCTTATCTTCATAATGTAGAACATCATAAAGGCCGTTGATAGGCCAGTCTATAGAGTTACCAATAATCTCTTTTAATTTAGCAGATCCATGCTGGAGAAGAACATCATTAGCATCCTTACAATTCTCAGGCCACTCTATCTTTGCACACTTCTCTCCTCCGACACGCCTTGCTATCTCTTGTGCTAGAGCCATTCCGGGTGAATCATTATCTGACGCTATGATTATTCTTTTTGCTTTTGATAAAACATCTTTTGCTTTCCACAGATACTGAAACTTTCTATCTTCAGATGGATCTACTGTGTTGTTGGAAACCTTTTGAGGTGCGCCATTAGGTACAGATAATACATTCTTGTATCCAGCTTCATAAACACTAAGAGCATCTATCTCACCTTCAACAATACATATCTCTTCTGCATCCTTATCTATGTTATCTATGTTAAAAAATGTCTGCGCTCCACCAACACCCTCTTGTGTGATAGCTTTGTCAGATACACAGCGATACTTTACTGCGTACATCTCCCCATTGTTCATGTAAGGAAAACCTACAGCAGGTTTCTCTGATCCAATGTTATGAAAATACTTGTCAGCTTGGAAGACACCAAAATGCTTAATGGTTTCCTCACTAATACCCCGGTCTTTTAGATATTCAAAAGAGTTGTTATCAGAAACATCAACTTTGATTGGCCTTATGGGTTCTATGTATTTGTTTTGAGAATCCTGTGAGTTAAATGATGCCCCATTAACTCCACAATGGTGGCAGTTAAAGACATACTTATCATTAAGTTTTGATACAGCCATAGTTTTCTCATGGCTTTTCTTTCTCTGATTAGAACAGACTGGACATTGCACACGCACATGAGCATTGTTACTTTTGTCTGCTAAAAAACGCACCGATTCCTTGACTTCATTTGTCACCTGTGATGTATTCATTATGTAGTGTCCTTTTAAATGCTTCAACAAGAGGTGTGTTTGTTTCCAATAGACTAGCGCACCTCTTCCCTACAGATATTATTGATCGAGGATTGGTTTTATCTAACCCCCAATAAAAATGTTGCTCCTTAACTTGCCTATCATTCTTGTATATATACCCTTCCATTGCATCAAGAATCACTGATGCATCAAGATCAGGTCTACGTGAAGAATAATATATCTGTATGTAAACAACGAGATCCCCTTCTAAAAGTTCCTCAAGTTGAGGGACTTGACTCTTGAATAAGACTAGGTAGTTCCTAGCCTTATCACTCTTAATAAACGCT